CGAGGCTGCCGAGTACTCTGGACGGTGGCTGACGAAGCTAACGACGACCGGAGCGAAGCGCGCTGAGTCGTTGGGAATCCTGATCTCGACGCCTGGCGCCAACGACGACAGCATCTACGGCGAGTATTTGCGCAAGGGGGAGAGGGTTCTAAGCGGCGAGGAGGATGACGACGACTTCGCACCGATCATCTACGGCATCGACGCAGCCGACCAGCTCGACGACTCCGACTTGTGGATCAAGGCGAATCCCGGCATGGCTCACGGTCAGCCGACGCTGAAATCGTTGAAGCGCAGTTGGAACACCATGAAGACGAGCCCGATGGGGCGTGGGGAGTTCAGCAGATACCACGCTGCGCGCACCAGTCAAGAGGGCGACTCGTGGCTCGACATGCTCCAGTATCCGACGACCGTGGTGGATACCACTAAACTCGAGGGCGCTGACGCATGGATCGGCCTGGATCTCAGCAAGTCGTTCGACCTTACGGCGGTCGTTGTCGCGATCCCGCTCGAGGATGGGCGCGTCGCGATCGAAGGACATTACTGGTGGCCTTCGGCAAACGTCGCGCAGCGCGAGCTCGATTACCGCATGCCTGTCCGGCAATGGGCTCACGAAGGTAGGCTTACGCTCACCCCTGGCGCCGACATCGACTACGGGCAAGTCTCGCTGCGCATCATCGAGCTCACAAAGCGATTCAACGTGCGGGGTTGTGCCTTCGACCCGTGGGGATCTAAGTACCTTGTCGAGGAGTTAGAGGCGGCAGGTGTGGCCATGACCGCGATGCGTCAAGGCGTGGCGCTCTCCCCAGGCTGCATGCTGTGGCAAAACCTGTGGCTGGGCAACAAGATTTCGGTGAACGATGACCCCATATTTAAACAGGCGTGCCGTAACGCGATCGTGCGACGCGATCGAAATGGCAACATCGTGATGGACAAGGCGGTCACAACTAAGGTGATCGACCCACTGGTCGCAGCCGTCATGGCTGTGAATCTGTGGGGTGGTAAGCAAGCGTCGTGCTACGAGGAAACTTAAGTTACGCGCAGACTTAGATACTTGACAACAACTAACATCCGCGCGTGCTTAGGAAACTGCTCAGCAGGCTCTTTGTCGCACCTTACAGCGCGACTTACCTACCGTCTTACGGCGGTGGCTCTATTCCTATTCTCAGCCCGATGCAGTCGCTGCGGTTCACTCCGGTGTATCGCGCCGTCACTCTGATCGCATCGGACATCGCGCGGCTCGACACGGAGATCAGCGCCTCGGGCGCCGACTCGCTCTGGCGCGCGCCGTCTCACGCGATGAGCGCGTACGAGTTCCGTCGATCGATGACCCTCAAGGCGCTCATCTACGGCAACGCCTTCGCGGTCATCAATCGTTCACTCGGTGGCGAACTGCTTGAACTGATCCCGCTCGAGAATGACGAGGTCACGCTTGATGTGCGCGGGATCCCGTACTACAAGACCTCGAGCTACGGCGATGTGCCGATCGAGTCGATGCTGCACATCCGTGCTCCAGGCACCAGTGGCCTGTGGGGCGACTCGCCGATCCGTCTCTGCTCTACCGCGATGAGCCTGATGGCTGCGCAAGAGTCGATGGCGCTCAACGCCTACGCCAACGCTGGCAACCCGAAGATCGCATTAGTGCATCCGAACGCGCTGAGCCTCGAGGCGCGACAGCGCATCATGGCTGACTACGCCGCGAAACACAGCGGCACATCGAACACCGGCGTACCGCTCGTGCTCGCTGAAGGCATGCGCATCGAGCGCATCTCGAGCACGCTCGACGACACTGGCCTTGCAGCTGCTCGATCATTCAGCGTGAGCGATGTCTCGCGCATATACGGTGTGCCACTGTCTTACCTCGCTGAGAGCACAGGCTCAGCGTATGGATCGATGGAGTGGCTCTCGCGCATGTACGTCGACTCTTGCTTGTCGATGTGGCTCGAGGCTTGGCGCAGCGAAGTGTTGCTGAAACTCGCTACACCATTCGACACGATGTATTGGGATGTCGACGCACTGATTCGTCCAGGCGTCGCTGAGCACATGGCCGCGCTGCGCACTGGCGTAGAGGCGGGAATCATCACGCGCAACGAAGCGCGCGATCGTCTCGATCTCGAACCACTGGCCGGCCTTGATGAAATCATCGTGGCGCTCAACATGGGCACCGGCGGCGGCAAGTCAAACATCGGTGATGACACATCATCAGGGGGTTCAAATGATTTCCCGCCGTGACTTCACAGGCGTCTCGAAGGTCGAAGGCCGAACACTGCGCGGAGTCGCTGCGGTGTATGGCCAGCCATCTCGACCGATCACTGAGCAAGGGCGCACCTTCACAGAGCGCATTGCGCCTGGCGCATTCGGCGCGTCGCTCGAAACCGACATTAAGCTGTACTACAACCACAACGCATCGATGCCGCTCGCGCGCACGAAGAGCGGCACGCTCGAGCTTGCCGACTCGCCAAGTGGCTTGCAGTACGAAGCGAGTCTGCCAGACACCACGCTCGGCAACGACGTGCGCGCGCTGCTCGAGCGCGGAGATCTCAGCGGCGAAATGTCGTTTGGCTTCTATGTTGTGAGCGACACATGGAACAAAGCAAAGACTGAGCGCACGGTGAACTCCGCGCGCCTCGTCGAGATCAGTGTTGTTGTCGACGCTGCATACCCACAGACCACCTCGAGCCTACGTCATGTCGACGCAGGCATCACTGATGCCGTCGCTGCACGGCTCGAACTTCACATCCAAAGGATCTCCAATGTCTGAACCAATTGACGAACTCTCGAGCATCAATCACAAGTACCGCGCAGCGCTCACCGCGTATCAAGCGCGCACTGGCCTTGCACCTCAAACCGTGGACACGCGCGGCAGTGGCGAGGAAAAAGAAAAGTTCGCGCGCATGGATGCGGACATGAGCGCAACCGAGCTGCTCGCGCAGAACGCTGCGCTTGCTTCGCGCTTGTCGAAGCTTGAATCGACCCCACAGTTCGATCGCTTGAACAAGAAGGTCACCGGCCTCGGCAGCGACGAGTACGCCGAGCGCTACATGCACGCGCTTGCGCGCGGCGACATGGAGAGCTTCCGCGCGGTTACTGCGCTTGCAACCGGTTCAACTGGTGCTGCGGTACCGACTGATCTCGAGCGTCGCATCGTCGAGAAGATGTATCAGAGCAACGTGCTGCGACAGATTGCTGTGGTGAACACCATCGACAGCAAGCGAACGATCTCGGTTGAGTCTGCTTTGCCAACGACCACTAAGGTCGCAGAATCCGCAGCGGATCCAGGCACCGGCACCTCCGCTACGCTGTCGTACCCAACTTTCGGCACGCAGATCAGCGTTGCGTTCACGAAATACGTCACGCCGGTCAAAATGAGCCAAGAGTTTATCGAGGATTCCATTGGCAGCGGTGGCATCGGCTCAGGCATGGAGTACGTCGCGCGCAAGTGTGCGATGTCGATGAGCCTGAAGCACGAGGAGCAATTCACCATCGGCGACGGTAGTGGTGATCCACAAGGCATTGCATTGAGCGGGTTGCTCAGCACCGTCACCGATATCGGTGCAGGTGTTGCAATTACAACGGTGACCGCAGACAACGTCATTGACTGCTGGCACGGTTGCCCTGTTGCGTATCGCAATTCGCCGAAGTTCCGATGGCTGATCTCTGACACATTCTTGAAGGTGATCCGCAAGCTGAAAACGACCAACGGTGACTACATCTTTTCGCCGAACAACAGCGGCGTCGGCCAAAACGTCGTCGGTTTGCCAGGCACAATTTACGGCACGCCTTACTCGGTCGGACAGTACATGCCGACGGCAACAGTGGACGGCAACGCCTTCGCAGTCGTCGGCGATTTCAATTACTTTGAAATCTTCGATCGCACCGGCATTACCTCGATGCTCGATCCGTACTCCGGAGCGCTCACTGGTCAAACCACGCTCTACGTCTACTCGCGCACAGATTCGCGCGTGATGCAGAACGAAGCATTCTCCGCGATCACAGGCTGATCCAAACTCTTTTCTCCCTGCGCGCGCAGTGGGTGACCTCACTGCGCGCGTTTAATGTCCGTACCACTTTCGACAATCAAGTCAGCGTTGAAGATTGACTTCGACGATGACGACCGCGAACTTCTGCGCTTGCGCGAGGCGGCTGTGTCGTTGATCGAGCGTCGCACACAGATCGCGATGACGCCTCAAACGGTTCCGCTTTATCTCAAAGAGTTCAGAGACACACTGATCCCTGCACATCCATTCGTGAGCGTGAGTCTCATTCAATATCGCGACCAGCTCAACGCTCCGATCACAATGCCGATCACCGATTACTGGCTCGATTTCACTGAGGGCACGATGCCAGTGCTTCGATTCCTTCAGGTGCCAGTGATTTATCCAGGCACGATGGCAACAGTGTTCTACTTGTGCGGATACACCGCGCTACCGAGCGATCTGGTGCACGCGATCATTGCGCTTGTCGGTCACTGGTACAACAACCCCGAGGCTGCATCACCGATCTCGCTGTCGACAGTTCCCTTGTCGATGGGCTTTATTCTCGACAACCTCAGCACGCGGAGTAACATCCGATGATCTCTGGTGGTCGTCTGCGATTCGTTGCGACGCAGTCGATCCCGAGCACGGCTCGTGATGATCTCGGAATGCGCACCGACACATGGACGACTGGCGGCACGATGCGCGTCGACCTGCGCAGCGACTCCGCGCAGGAGCAGTCATACGCTGACGGCGTCGCCGTCGTGCGGAACTTCGAAGTGCGCGCGCGATGGGGATCAGCGCAGAACATTGCGCTGAATGAAACGCATCGGCTCAGCGTCAACGGCCACACGCTCAAGATCCGCGCGATCCGCAACCTCGATGAGGCTGACCGAGTCGCCGTGATCGACTGCGAGAGTGTGACATGAGCATCGAGACTGCCACGCGCGCGATGCTCACCGCAGGCATCACATCGATCACCGACGCGCGCATCACGCACGGCTACCGCCTGCAAGATTCTGCTCTCCCTGCGGTCACGTTCGAGATCCAGAGCATCGAGACCATCAGCCTCGGCGCAGCTGCGACGCGCTCAGCATCAGTCGAGATCCGCGCGATCGCGGAAACCACGCTTGAGGCGCTCGACCTCATCGATGAGATCCGCGCGTCATGCGTAACTGGCACATGGGACTCGTACCCATTCGACGCAGTGCTCTGGCAAAACCACACAATCGATCCACCATCGGCTAGCGACGGCGACGAGGCTCAGCCCGTTGAAGCAGTTGCGACCATCAACATCTACTACAGGGAGTGACACATGGCAGCGATTTCAACGGCAGCGATGACAATCTCATACGGCGGCAACGCCATCACTGGCCTCGGCTCGATCTCGCTGAGCGCGACGCGCTCGCTGATTGAGATTACCGAGTTCGCCGACCAGCGCCAGAAGTTCATCTCAGGCAATGCGACAACCACTGCGTCGATCGAGATTTTCTACGATCAAGCCGTTACGTCAGTCGCAGCATTTGAGAATGCTGTGAATGCGAGCACCGCTGCGGTAGCCGTCGTAGTCACTCTGCACACTGGCGCGGTATACACCGGCACCGGATACGCGACATCAATCAGCATCACGGGCTCGCCGAATGAGATCGTTCGCGCGACGCTTGAAATCCAGTTCGACGGAGCGATCACAATCACATGAGCATCCGCGACGCGCTCACGCTCAAGGAAAAGCACTGCACGCTCAGGGACGGCACAGCGTTCACGCTGCGGCGTCCGACGGCGCTCGACATGATCGAGGCCGTCGAGTTCAGCGCATCGACTCCTGAGCGCATCAACGCATGGCTGGTGCTCATGCACCTCGTTGAAAATGGTGCTCCGGTGTTTTCCGAAATCGAGCAGGCGCTTGTCGCCGACGGCAACACCGTAATGCAAATCTCAGCAGCTGCGGAGGCGCTTTACAGCGAGGGGCGGGACTGACGAAGGCGTCGCGCGTGGTGCTGCGCGAGGCCATCAGGATGAGTAGCACCGATCTTGACCGCATGAGCGTCGTGCTCATCAACACCGCGCTTGATATCCCAGACTGGAGTGGCATCCGTGAGCAAATCAAGCAACTTCAGAATGCAAATGCGAATCGATCCAAAGGAGATCGAGGATTTGCGCCGGAAGATCATGACGTTCGTGCCGAAGGTGCGAAAGCAGATCGTGCGCAAGGGCTTGCGCCGGTGGGGTTCGATCGTCGCGCGCGGAGTCAAGTCCGCAGCGTGGCCGAAGGCGAGGCGCACACGACGCGCGGTAATGGTCAAGGTCAAGTCGTACCGCAACGGAACGATCTGGTGCGGCGTGGGAATCCGTCTCGGCTCGGGCTTGGCAAACCGCCGGCAGATGGATGATCCAGGCAATCGCTCGCACCTGTTTGAAGGTGGGTTTCGCCCGTGGAAAAAGGGTGTGCGCGTCGAAAGCCAGACACGCGCGAAAAGTCGCAAGACCGGCAAGATTCAGACGATCACGACTTTCCGCGAGGCTGCACCGCGCAGCGCGCGCAAGGGAAACCCGAACGGGTTTTTCGCACCGTTCATCGCGAAGAATCGCGGCTGGCGCAAAGGTCTCAAGGGGCGCGCGCTCGGAACCAAGATCTTCGCGCTCAAATACATCAGCCGACCGGGCAACGCCGCGAAAAAGATGCTCAGGCCATCGCTTGAATCCGCGATCATGGATGCAATGCAGGAGGCCAAGCGATGAGCGCCAACCTACCTCCGCTCAATATCCCTGTGATGGTGCGCACGAAGGATGCCGAGTCTGCAATGGATCGACTCGCGCGCAAGGCGCGCCACACCGCGAAGGCGGTCAACAGCGCAGGCTCTGGCGGCGGCGGCATGAATCAGACGCTCAAGGCCGGCGGCGCTGCGGTCATGGGCATGGGCGGCTTCGGCGCGCTCGGTGGCGTCGCTGGCTCGATGGGCTCAGGTGGTGCCATGCTCGCCGGCGCAGCTGCTCCGTTCATGGTCGCCTCGCAAATCATCTCGGTCGTTGAAGCTGCGACCAAGGGCGCAAACGCTGCGCTTGCTTCAATGCGCGAAACGGGAAAGCAGACATTTACCGCGAACGTCGTGATGCTTGAGAAGCTTGCGATGCTTGAGACTACAACGCAAAAGCCAAAGGCCACATTCGGCCAAGCGCTGCTTGCAGGCTCGAGCACTGGCGGCAACGCCGGCGGCGTGGTGAAATGGGCTGAGCAGTTCATGGAAGGCTTGAACATCGCCGCGAGCAAGATCGGTAGTTACTCGGCCGGCAAGTCGCTCGCGATGAGTGACCTCGAGGCCGAACTGGTGACCACAGATAATGACGCCGTCGCAAAGCGCATCCAGGCGCAAATGATGGAGCAGTCGCGCATCGACAGTTCGCTTGGCCTAAACGACATGACCGGCGCGCAGAGGCGCGACGCATCCATCGGCGATTGGATGGTAAAAAATAGTTCAATCGCCCAGTGGTTCCTTAAGAGTTCAATCTAATGCCTGTACTCGGTGATTACACATATGCCGTCGAAACAGCCTCGATGGATGCTGCGCGCTTCGGCGGCGAGTCATCCGTCAACTGGTCGATGATCATCTGGCGCACGGATGGCGCTGCGCTTCTGATCGATAAGGAAGAGGGCGCCATGCTCACCGCCGGCGTGCTTCCATTTCCGGACGATCTCTACGTCACCGGAACGCCGACGACGGAACTTTGGACGAAACTTGCGCGCTATCGCGGACATAAGCTCGAGACAATCGACAATCGAAAGGTACGCGCGCAATTGCGCTGGTCGACCCTGTATGTGCCTGATCCCGAAGACGCAAACACAAACATCCTTCCATCCTCTACCGAGTACACAGCGGTCACTCGATCGACCACGATCTATCGCTCGGGCTGGTCAGTGACACCTCCCGCAGCTCTTGATGTCTCATTGGATGTCGGTGGCACATCGATCGCAGGGATGGATCAAGGCTCGCCGTGCCAAGTGGCTCAGGTGCGCATCCGTATGCGATTCACTCAAGATGCCAGTGTTGTCTCGATGCTTACCGCAGCCACAACACTCACGACTTACATCGGCACAAAGAACAGCGCGGTGTTTGCAGGATTTGCAATCGGCTCACTGATCTGTGATGGCGTCAACATTGGCGACGCAGGCAACGAGTTTTACGAAGTCGTTTTCGATTTCACGTTCGACGCCTTTTATCACCACGAGCAAGTCGCAACCGTTGACGCCGACGGGCGCGCAAAACGCACGAGCGCCGGGGCGCTCAGCGAAGTGCTGTGGAAGCGTTTGAACCGAACAGCGACCGATTTCAACAACATCTACGGCGGTGACACCGGCTTACAGACCCGCACTGAAAATGGATGGTTCGTTTGATCCCGGCGCGCAACATAGAGCGCCAAGCGCTCGACATCGACAAGGTACGCAAGGCAGCAAAGCAGTTCCCGCCCACGCAGTTCTTGCTTGTAAGCATCACCGCATCCGCGCTGATTTCAAATTTCCGTTGGCAATACACTTGGGCTGAGGCATGGCTGACGGGCACGACACCGGGCAACAAGTCGCCTGGTCTGACCGGCGTTGCCTACAGCGTGAGCGAGCTCAGCAATGGGACACCACCAACGACATACGCCTACGGTGTTTCAAGTTCAACGCTTCCCGCTGGTTTTGCGCCGGTCAAGATCCCCAACGGAACATTTGTGATGATCGTGCCGCATCGCAAATCGACTGGCGAACTTACATGGCTGATCATTAACACTCAAGCACTGGATGGATCCTGCTGATGGCTGCTGAATACGACATTACTATCGAGCAAGGCGCTACGTTCGCCTTTGCCGTCACCGTCACAGGCGTCAACCTAACGGGCTACGCTGCATCGATGCAGGGGCGCACGCAGCACGCTGCGACGACCACAGTGTTTTCGCTGACCTCGCCATCTGGTGGGCTCGTGATCACCGCAGGAACTAACTCGATCATCACGGTGACGATGAGCGCAACGGCGACGGCTGCGCTGACCGCGCCCGCTGAAGGCGTCTACGATCTCGAGTACTCAAGTGGTGGCGTCGTAACTCGCATCCTGCAGGGTATGTACCGCATTACGCCTGAGGTCACTCGATGAGCGTGACGGTGTCACCAGTGGTGCAGAGCGTAACCGTCGCACCAGTGGTGCAGACTGTTAGTGTGACCGCCGGCATAGTAAGTCTGAGCCTTGACGGCCTCAGTGATGTCGTGATTACGTCTGCGCTTGAGCGGCAAAACGTGCAATACAACGGCACGAGCTGGATAAATCGCAAGGACTCGTACTACGGAACTCGGCATACCGATCACTCGATCTCGTCATCGACGGCGGTGCAAGATGTATTTCACGGAGCAAACAATGCATTCCCGTTAGACGCTAATTCGACATGGCTGTTTGAAGGCTCGTATGTCATAGGTTCAGGCACCACCACGCACACCACAGCGATCGGTTTCACTGAATTTGGAAGCGGTATTTGTAATTTCACCGCGATTTCATCGGGAACCAGCGCCTACGGAACCGTGAACAGAGCGCAAGATATGACCTGTTTCAACTCCTCAACTGGAGGCCCCATCAACACCAGCACAACCTCGGTTCTGTTGATGATCAATTTCACTGGAAGAATCACTGTTGTTGATGCGACGAACTTTGTGCCGACGCTGAAATTCTCTGCGGCACCGACAGGTACCTGCGCAGTGAAATCGGGATCATGGATTAAGCTTACACGACTCTGGACGGGCGAAAGTGTTTTCGCCGATCCTGAGTGGGTATAAACTAAAGGACTCAAATGCCAATCAAATCACTAACCAACATCGCCACAAACACCTCTACTTACACTCCGCTCAGTGCTACGCCACTTGGGCAAAAGGTCATCACGCTTACCATCATTACGGATAGCATCATGACCACATCGTCAAACAACACTCTTTCAACAAATATCCCTGCTGGTCGATATACGATGACAGATGATCCTGCGCACCTGTTTTTCAAATCACTGGTCACAACTGGCTCTGTCTACGCCTTTTATCAGAGTTAACATGGACATCGAAGTGCTTGCGTGCGTCTTACTTATCATCGGCACCATCGTCAGCACGACGATGGCGGTGCTTAGTCGTCTCACGCATCTTGACGTTCGACTCGCTGAACTAAGCGTGCGAACGTCAAGCTATGAAACTCGTATCACGCGCCTCGAGCGAATCGAGGAAGGATCCAAAAAATGAAGAACTGGAAAACAACCGCAGCAGGCATTTCCGCGATCTTGCTCGCCGTCGGCTCTGCGCTCAGCGCGATCAGTGCCGGTACCCCGATCGATTACACGGCTGTCATCGCTGCTGTGCTTGCCGGCGTTGGCCTCGTCATGGCAAAGGACGCATCGGTAAAGGAGTGATTTATGGCTTGTTCAAAGCGCTTTTCGACTCGCTCATACAGTGGGCTACGTCGACTCGCATCGTGCACATTGCTGGCGGCGGCAAGCGCCTCGCTGACCGCGTGCGCGCCGTCATACGTTCTCGCACCAGACAGCCCAATGCTGATCCTGGAGGCGCGAGGGAAGAGCCACATAGCAGCGATGGTCGATGGAAAAATGGTTGACTTAGGATGGATCGACTCGGCTGAGCTCAAAGGGCTCACAGCGGTCGATTACGACTGGAGTGACGATCTTGCACCGTAAGTGCTGTCCCAACATCTGTGGATCGTGCAACTATCAATCCCTGTGCCGAGAAGATGAAGATCAGTTTTTCGCGCAGTACATCACCATTGGTAGACCTGTTGTGCCGAAGCGTTATCCCGGTAACTTCTGGGCCGCGTGGCATAACTCGATGCACCCAACCAAGTCTGAAATCAAGGTTGATATCACGCTCAACTTCATCAAGCGCACACTCGTGCAAGAGGCTTGCGCGCCGGGCACCTGTGCCGCAGCAGCGGGACTGCCAACGGGGACTAATTGCGCCTCGACTGGTTCAATCGCTGCGGATCCAGGCTGTCGTCGCACCGTTTACACCGACCAATATAAGTGGGATTACCACCACACGATTCCCTTGCTTGGACTTAGTAAGGATCAGGATGTAACCGTCTTAGATGATGACGGCAAACAGATCGCTGACTCATACTCTGGTCACCTCCCCTGCGGGATTATGCAGGGCTGCCCACCGGATCCCATATGCGCTGATTTGAGTGATTCTGTGGGCTCGCCAAAAGATCCAAAGTGGATCGCGTACGAAAACCGCAAGGTGGTCACGCGGTTTGGTTCTGAGCTTTACACAGTTGAGCACACGCCGACGGTCTACGACAGTTCCTCGTATGTCCAAGATGCAGCCTGTGATGCCATCAAGCGTTTCAATAGGTGTGGTGAATCACCTGTTAGTACGCAGCAGAGTGTTTGCATTGACTATCCAATTGTGGTGCTCCCATCGCACGGCGGCTTTATGTGCGACACGACTGCCAGCCCTTGCGATCGCGAGGTTCCGCAAAACGGTGGCGAAGAGGCGCTATATGGCATCGACATTCTCAACACAGAGTTGTACACCTCGTTGGCCACGATGGGCTTAGCTGATGGTGATCGCATTGGCCTATGGAATCAGTTTTGGGTATGCAAGACTGATGGCCGAATCAGGCTCTTGATTGCAGCCTCAAGCACGATGGCACCCGGAGACGTGATAAGGTTTGGCAACGAGGGCATCGGCGGAACGTACACCGCCACGATTGATCTCGGCGATGAAACGTGGACGTGCGTCATGACTGTTGCCATTGAACCGGGTAACTGGTGTTATGTGGGTAAAGACTGCCAGTGCGGTCAAAACTCATGGTGCGAGCATCACCCGTCCGTTCTGCATTTGGAAATGAATCTGTTAGTGGATGACCTCCACCTATGCCCGCAGGATCCGATCCAAGACATCAGGACATCCGTCAACGTTGGGCTTGAGACTTGCCACAGGCCGATGATGACGAGTGGATGGGATCCCTGTTTTATGTGGGATGATTTGCCTGGCGTGCAATACCTCGGCAGCCCTACGAGCATCATGGCCGAGTATCGCTATCTCGGCGAAGAGCCTGTTGAGCGCGGCCACCCGTATTGGGTGCCCTACCGGCAGCGCTACAACCACACTGAATGCGTGAACAACTGGTGGGTTGGCATCCCGACCGGCGACAGTCTGTGCTCTGAGCGCCGAGCAGGGGCTGCTGTGCCGATCAGCGGAGTTGAAGCCTACGTCGGGTTTCACGAAGCGTACGAGGCGGATGATGCCGATTGCCAAGCAGGCTGCGCGAGCTGGTGCTGCGCCTGTGCTTATCCCGCTGATTCGCCTACGGGCACTGGATACGCGTGGGCAAACCCTTCTTGCTATCCGACTCGACTGGTAGGCTCGTACAACGAGTGCACCCTAGCGGGGCCTCCACCCGTCACAGCGTGCTCGCTGATCTGTAGTGGGTGTCCAAAGGTCTCCGGTGCCGGCGGCGTTGGGTGTGGCCTCAACGGCTGCGTGCGCATGTCCGTTCCAACGATTGCGGATTACCCTTGCCAAGCGTTTTTTGGGTGCGCGCCGCCGGGGCTCGCTCCAGGCATCCGCGAGCACTTCAACTACACCATGATCATCCATGTGTGCGGCGGGGGAAACTACAACGTGTGCGGTCTGGTTTCACCATCAGGCTCTTCGCCACACTCGATTACGATTGGATTCCCCGATACGTTCATCGCGGTGGACTGGGATCCCGAACTTGATTGCGGCCCGATTAGAACTCACAAACTGCGGGTCACCTCCGATGGCCTCGTGTGCGATGGCCCGTCTGGATGGGGCAACACCTACGCTCTAGAGGTGACATGAAAGAACAGCCACGATGTCCAAAGTGTCGCAAGAAACTTTATGAGGGCGCCTCAAAGGGCAACTGGCACAACTGCCCGTACAAGTGCCCCATTGACATTGACGCGCCTCCAGCGGCCTCTGTCGAGAGCAGGGGACTCGGTACCCTCGTAGAGCGCAGCATCAATGCGATCGCGTCTGTTACCGGTCTAACGGGCGCAGTGGCCGGCATGAAGAAGAAGGGCTGCGGCTGCGACAAGCGGAAGAAGCAGCTCAACGGGCTGACCGAGAAGATATTTTCCCTATTTTCGTGAAAGACCTCTAACAATCTCACCTATTTTCGGATATTTCCGAGCGACTGTCGCTTTTCCTTCCACATATAGCCGATGATGTGTGAGCCCAAAGGGCAGAAAAAGAGGTCACATGTCGGAGAAAACTGTATGGATCGTGATGGAGTCTGGCACACCTGGTGGAAAGTGGCAGCGCAATCGCAGGATTGCAGTCTGTCGCGTGTGCGCGATCATGGGCTACGAGCCCAAGATGATCAGCATGCGAGCACGCGGAATGCGCGAGATTGGTCGCGAGTGGATCGTACAATCGAGCGCTGCGCAGACTGACGCGGGTAAGTCTCGCAGTGAGTACTGGTTGGCTCGATGGGCAGCCGAAAAACTCCGCGACGACTTGAACTCGAATCCCGACGCGTCAAAGACGCCGAGCATCAGCCGACAGAAGCTCACCCGCGAGGTGACCTCATGATCGTCGTACTGATCCTTCTATCGATCATCCTCCCGACACAGGACTGGCGCGAGATCCTTGGACTGGAGGCGCGCGATGAGTCGTGACCCCTGCGCATCCAACGAAGAGGATACCGACGTCTGGCGCGCTGCCAACGAGCCCACCTACGCGCTCAGCCTAGGCCTCGAGCATCCGCGCTCGCAAGAGGAGCACGACTGCATCGACAAGCTGCACCAGTACTCTACATGGGGCGGCTCGATCGTCACGCAGGCGATGGCGCGGACTTGCGCTGAGGCTGCGGACATCATCCAGGGGCTGCGCGTCGAACTAGCAGCCCATCGCATCGAGCGCGCTGCAGTGCGCGCGTCACTCGCTCGAGCGCTCACCCGCATACAGGAGGCCACCGATGAATCGATCTGACTCGATCGCGAACCTGGCGAAAGCGCTTTCGCTTGCTCAGCCAAACATTTCAAACCCGCCGCTCGATGCGGTCAACCCGCATTTCCGATCACGCTACGCCACACTCGCAGCGCACATCGCTGCGGTAAGAGCCCCACTGGCTGCGCAGGGGATCTCAGTGGTGCAGTCGACTCGCATCGATGTGGCTGGAGCGGTGGTGGTGGTCACCTCGCTGATTCACGCGAGTGGCGAGTGGATCTCGTCTGAGCTCGCGCTACCGAGCGGGGCGACTCCACAGACCTACGGATCGGCGCTTACCTACGCGAGGCGCTACGCGCTCGCTGCGCTCTGCGGAATCGTGGGGGACGAAGACGACGATGCGAACGCTGCGACGCCGCAGGCGAAGGCTAAGGAGGCGCCCGTTAAGGCTGCGCCGAAGGCTAAGCCGGCGGAGTTGGAAACGAGGCCGCAGGGCTCGGCGCTGCCCGAGGGCTATGAGCGGTTCAAGGTGCAATCGTGCGAGCAGAAAATCGCGAAGGTAAGCGGAAAGACCTTTTGGAGTGTGTCGCTGCTTGACGAGCTCGGCGGTGTTCACAGCAACGTAGCGTTCTCCAGCACCATTGCTGAACGGTTGATGAATGCGGTTGGTCAGATTGTTACAGCAAAGTGCGTATCGAAGACCGCCAAGAATGGCCAACCCTACACCGACGTCATCGATGTCATCTGATCACACCACGGATCTCGGGCGATGGGTTTCACCCGGCTCATCGCTCGAGATTTTTCAAAAATCCCCCCCATACCCCCCCTTGCGGGGGCTTGACAGCGTGGTTACACTCAGCCGCAGCGCGCGCAAGCGCAGTCTGTCGGTCTGTAGTGTAAGCCCACACTGCAAAGCCTCCCCCACCAGGAGCGCACAATGAACACAACCGAATACGCCACATGGAGCGCGCGACGAGCTGAGCTGTTTGCCGTCTCGCTCGATGCTCGCACAGTTTCCGCGATTGCACGCGACATCCCATCACTTGACTTCACACGCGCAATGAGCGCGCTCGAAACGTATCGCGATGTTCGCCCGTACAAAGGTTTTTGGCTCGAGCGATATCAAGCGTGCTATCGCACGTCGACAGTAGACATGCACACGACTGAGACAGACAGCAGCCTAGGGGCTGCTGCTGCTCAAAGGGAAGAGGATGAGCAGGCGACACGCGATCAGCGTGATGAGATCGAGGCGTACAACGCATTGCCGGCCGACGTGCGCGCGCGCGGTGAAGCGTTCGCTGCGACGACCAGCGTTGGCTCGATGCCTAGGGCTGTCCGATTCCTGACGATGTGGATGCATCGCGGTGATGATCTCAGCCGGTGGGCGCGCGCACCGAAACCGTCGTATTGCGAGGCGTTGAAATGCGAGGGCGACATGGTCGACCAGTGGAGGGCGCGCCTGGCGACGGTCGTCGCCGAGAATGAGCAACTACGCACAGTGATCTCACACATGGAGGTGGCGGTATGACCAACAGCCGAGCCAAAGGCGCGCGCGGTGAGCGCGAGTTAGCCGACGCATTGACCATGCTCGGCGTCACAGCCAGGCGCAGCGTTCAGTACTGCGGCAAGGGCGACGATGCCGGTGACCTCATCGTCGATGGGTTCACACACCACCTCGAGTGCAAGCGTGTCGAGGCGTTTCGCATCAGCGAATGGCTCGAGCAAGCTCAACGTGACTGCAAGGCGAGGCCGTTTGCGATATTCGCGCGGCAGACCAGACAGCCGTGGCTGGTGATTCAGCGCCTGGATGACTATGCAGCAGATAGCATGGCGTTCAACGCTGCGCGCATGCATCGTTTGGCCTTCATGGCAAGCCAGGTGCCCGATGCCTGAGAAGTTCAGGTACCAGATCAAGTCATCGCACAAGCATGACCCGTACAAGCGTGAGCTCAGGCGCATCGGTACCCATTGCGGATGGAAGTGGTCACGCTTCCGACGGCTGCATCTGATGCGATACCCACTGTGCTCAGGCTGCAACATGCTCGGCGAGCATGTGCACCACATCCTGTCTAGAGCGGATCGACCAGACCTGATGTACGAGCGTTCAAATCTACAGACGCTGTGCTCGTCCTGCCACGCTAGAGCCCATATGCAGAGTTATCCACAAGTTATCCACATCCCGAATGGGGGGGGGTAACTTTGGAAATGCGACTTAACCGACGTGC